CGCGATCGTCAACTCCCCGGCGCGGCCCGGGATCACCACATGGCTCACCCGTTCCTCCGGTTTCACGATCTCCGGGGCGGTCCGCAGAACGATCCCCTTGTTCCGGCAGTTCGTGCCGTTCCAGGAAAAGCTATATATCATCGTCCGCCCTCCTTACTCGCCGAAGCCGCTCTGCCGCCGCCGGTTGTGCCGGTCGATGCTGTCGCACAGGGCCTCGATGTCCTGCCCGTTGTTCAGGTTCACCGATCCGAAATAATTGTTGCTGTTGTAGGTGTAGTTCCGGTTCTCGCTGGCCGTCAGCACGCGCTCGCCCTTGTGCAGGATTGCCGGGAATCCGTCAAAAGGCACCCACGGCAGGCCGTTGGCAAATCCGTGGCCTTCATTGCTTCCTCCCAGGCCGGACAAGTCCGTCACCACAAGGTTCGCCGGCAGGGTCACTGTCCCGACCTGCGCCGCCAGATCCTCAGCGGCTCCGTCCTGCGCTTTCGGCTCGATCGGTATCTCGACGGATTCCTCTGACATAATTCTCTGCATTTCTTCAAGACTGCTAACTCCGAAGTCGTGCATGAGGATTGCGCTTTGCGCTTCATCTGCTGTCATTGTTCCGGATCTTACGGCACTGTGCAGTTCCTTTACATACATGCCGGCTTCAGATTTGCCAGGATCAAATGCCTGTGACGCCGCGTATGCCGCCGCGATCGGCGTGGCTTTTTCAAGGATTGTCCCCAGCAGGACGCCGATGCCTGTTCCGGCACTCCCGCCTGCTGCCGCAGCCGCCGCCGTTCCTCCGCTCCCGCTGATCAGTCCCAGCGACTGCATCCCGCTGATGACCTTGCCGATATTCGCCGCGACCTCCGCGACCTTCAGCGCGGCAAACCCCGCGCCGATCACGACCAGCGCGTTCTTCACGCCGTCCGCGTTGTCCACCAGCCACTGCAGGAAGCCCTGGATCTTGTCCGCGTTGTCCGCGATGAACTGGTTCTTGATCAGCTCGACCTGCTGTTTCAGGCCCTGGATCATGTCGTCCAGGTCGCCCAGTTTGTACACGTCCTCGTCGGACATAACCTTCTGGTCCGCGAGCATTTTCTCGTATTCCTCGCGCCCGGTCTTGAACAGCGGCACCAGCTCGCGCCAGCTCCGGCCGAAAACCTGCTGTGCTGCGCTTTCCCGGTCGAAAGCGTTTTCCATGTTCAGCAGTGCGTCGCCGATCTCCCAGAACAGATCGTCCGCGCTTTGTCCGTTCAGGCGCAGCCCCAGCGTCTCCTCAATGGCCTTGATGCCTCCGCTTGTTGTTGCAGCTTTCGACATCCTCGCCTGCGCCGTCAGGATCGCGTCCACATCCGTGTCGACGATCTCCGCCACGTTCTGCATCCGCTGCAGGCGTTCCGGCGTCAGGTCCCACATCTCCGCGGTCGTTTTCAGCTGGTCCGCCCATTCCGCGCTGCTCATGACGCTCCGGCTGATCTTCTTCCCGAAGTTCACCGCCGCGCGCCCCGCGTTCATCAGCTGGTCGTTGATTTTCCCAAGGCCTTCCGCGACATTATCCCAGGATACGTTCTTTCCGATCCCTTCCAGCGCGGTGCCGGCGTCCTTCGCGCCGGTTTCCGTCGCCTTCAGTTCTGTTTTCAGGTCTGCGAGTTTCTTCTGGGATTCGTAGACTTTTTTCTGCATCTGCTGGAAGGCAACGCTCGTCTGATCAACCTGTGTTGTACGCATCGTCGCCAGGGCCTGTTCCGCCTGGCGCACGGCTTCCGTCTGCTTCTCGATCGCGTCCTTCAGGATTTTCGTCTTGTTCACCAGGAACTGTTCCTGGTTTCCCGTTGCCTTCAGTTCGGATTCGTTCAGCTTCAGCGCGGAATTGAGGGTACTGACAGCACTCTCGGCCTCCTTCATCCCCTTCTTGAACTCGGAGACGCCGGTGACCCCCATCTTTATGTTTACGCCTGCCATGTTTTACCCCCTCACGATAAAGTGCTGCTGATCGTCGTAGTTCCTCCGGTAGATGTACAGATCGACCACCGCGCCCGGGCGCATCCTGTGGATCTCATCCAGCCGGAGCCCGGCGATCAGTCCCCAGCTGACCACCGTCAGGTACGTCAGCTGTCCGCTTCTTTTTTTTTGTTAATCTCCTCCAGGGTCACGTCCACCGGGCCTTCTTCTTTTTCTTCCTTCTCCTTGATCTCGCTGGACATGCCCTCGTTCATGGCCGTTGCGCACGCGTTCACCGCTTCGACGATCTGCGTCGGCCGCAGCGCGCGCATGACCCATTTATCCGTCAGGTCCGGGGTCTCGCCGTTTTCTTCCAGCCCGGCGTTCCCCAGAATCCGTATCATCTTCCCCACCGCGCCCAGGTGTTCCGGCCCGGCAAACCCGCTGGTGTCCTTTTCGTTGTCCCTGTTCTTCCCGAACAGCGTGTACTGCAGGTCCCCCAGCGGCCCGATCTCTTCCTGAATCGCTTTCATTTCAAAAACCGTATAAATGAGCGGGATCTTCCGCCCCTTCAGTGTGATCTCTGCCATTTTTCTGCACTCCTTTTACACAAAAAGCCGGGGCGGAGGCGCAGGCCACAGTGCGGCCTGCGTTGAATTCTCCGTCCCGTAAAGTCATTAAGTGATCCCGGCCTTGTTGTTCACGTAGGAGATCGCGTCCGACTTCGAGCTGAAGCTCTTATGGATCGCGAACTTCTGCACCCCGCTGGAATCCAGCTGGACGCCTGCGCCCACGCCGTTGAGTGTCGGCGTACGCCATTCGATGTTCTGCTCCTTCGTCCTGGTTTCCTCGCCGGAAACGCCGAACTTGAGCTTGTAGTACCACCAGCCCTCGTAGCTGTTTTCCACAGCTCCGCTCGAGTTCGTGGTCCGCATCACGCGCACATAACCGAAGCCGACGTCCGGGCTCGCGGCGTCCGTGATCGTGTATTCGTTCGTCTGCACGGTTTCGCCCAGCATATAGGCGCGGATCTCATCCGTCAGTCCGGTCGGCTCGAAGTCGATCGTGTAGCCCAGCACGCCGTTGTCGCTGTCCAGCACCACGTCATCGCCGTAGAAACGCCCGTCCGCCCGGTTCCAGTTGATGGAAGCACTGACGGCTTCGGCGACCCTCTTGCCGGCATTGTAGGAGATGCTGGTGCCTTCGGTGTAGGTCTGCACGGTCGCGACCACCGGATGTACCATACCCACATTTGCGTTCATGTTGTCATCCTCCAGATTCGTTGATTAGTTGCTCATATTGTTCGTTGATGGAGTTCATGATGGCTTCGTTCGCCTTCCTCGTCCCGCTCGTCACCGCCCGGGCAAAGTATGGCTGCTTGTTCATGAAACTCGTGCCGGAGTTGATCGCCGCCGCGATCATGGGGATCGGCTTCGTTTTCCCGCCGATGTCCGCATACCCGGCCGCCCCGTATCCGACGGAAGTGTTCACCTCGCTGCCGTTCTTGTCGAACGACGCGATGCCGCACGCGTCCTGGATCGCTTCCTTTTCCTCGTGGGAGGGAAGCCGCTTCACAAATACCCCGTAATGGAATTTTGAATCGATCACCGTCCGCGCGCTGGCGTTGATTTCCCGGGACATGACGCCCGCGCCTTCATACAGTCCGAAGGCCGCGACCTTGCCGGCTTTCTGCCCCAGTTTGTTGAGCATCCTGCCGATCTCGTCCATGCCCGTGACCTTCATCGTGTACGCCATCAGGTTCCCTCCTCCGGCGGCTCCGTAAACGTGCCGGTCACCTGGCACTCCCACTCGTAGTGAAAAAGCCCGGTTTCCTGCTCGTACTGCACCTGGTTCAGCCCCCAGCTCGCGCCGCACACGGATGCGATCGCGCTTTCGATCTCGCTGATCGCCGCCTGCCGGTCCGCCAGCATCTTGCAGAACAGGTCGACGCTGGCCCGGAATACCCGGTCCTGCTTTACGGTGTCCCCGTTCAGGTTCCCGGCCTCGAAGTCCAGGCCCACCACGCCGTACGTCCCCTCAGGCCTCGTTCTCCATCCGTACTCCGCGAAGGGGATGCTCGTGCCGCCCAGTGCTTCCACAAGGGCTTCGTATTCACTCGGCATTGTTCACGACCCCCCTTGCGTTTCCGTCCACGCGCTGCAGCGTCAGCTCGATCCCGTCCGTCTCCGTGATGTACGTCCGGAGGATCCTGAAGCGCACGCCGCTCAGCTCGCACAGCGGTTCCCCGCCGTATTCAAAGTCATGGGCCAGGATCACCTTCAGCTCCGGGTTCAGTCCGATCCCCATCGCCTGATAGGCTTCCTGCATGCCGATCGACCTGACCGTGCAGTACACCGTCCGCCTCGCCTCTTCCGGTTCGACGCCGACGCCGTGGGCCGCGGGCACCTCGCTGATCAGCGTGATCACGTTTGACTTCATCATTCGCTTTCACCGTCCTGATAGTTCGTATGCCCGGTCGCGTGCATCAGCTGGACCTTCTGCGTGTCGTACGCTTCCTTCAGCTGCTCATAGTTCGGCGGGTTGCCGAAGCGCATGGCTGCATAGGTGATGATCGCCCGCTGGGTCAGCGGATCCGTCACCGTGCTCGTGTCCGTCACCACTCCGCTCGTGCTTTCGGTGAACGTCACCGTGCCGGTTTCGATCACTCCCGCGATCTTCAGATCGTCGTACCCTGCCTGGCAGAGCCGCATGATCTCGTCGTCGTAGTTGTCCACCGTCACGCGCATGGCCTTCTTTGCTTCCTTCAGCATCGTCATCACCTCTTGTTTTTCTTAACCGGGACAGGCGAGTGCTGTTTCCTGCCCCGTACCTCATGGCCTTGCGGCCCTTCGGCCTCCATTCCTGACCCTTCGATCACCTGATCGCGGAAGAGTTCATCCACCTGCATCCGCATGATGTGTCCGATCTTCAGCCGGCTGTCACAGTGGAACTTGATGCCCAGCTTGTTCGCCCGCCAGCAGAAGGTGAGATCTTCCCCCATCCCTCCGACCGGGTAGAACGGCACGCCGTAGATCGCCATCGTCTCCAGCACTTCGCGCTTCATCAGCACGCAGGCGAAGCCGCAGGCCTCTACCTCGAAGATCTGATCCCTCGGGTAGTCGTACCAGTTCTCCGCCACCGGCAGCACCACGTTCCCGTCCTGCTTCACTTCCAGCTTGCTGTAGATGCACGGCTTGAAGGGCGGGCGTCGTCCGAAGCAGAGCCCCGTCACCGCCAGCCGTCCTTCCATGTCCTCCAGCAGTTTGATCAGCAGATCCGAATCGAACGTCATGTCGCTGTCCAGCCAGAGCACATAGTCGTACTCCGGATGCTGGATCACATGCTTCGCGATCTGATTCCTGGCATCGTACACCAGGCACGCCTTCAGATACCGCACCTCCACCTCGCAAGGGTTCCGCGGGTTCAGGATCAGGTTCGTCAGGCACTCGGCAAAGTCAGCCTCGAGATAGTCCATACATGGGACCGCGATCAGTGTTTTCATCAGGTCAGCACTCCTTTTGATGAAAGGAGGCACCCCCGAAGGAGTGCCCCCGTGTTATTGATTTGTCTCCGGCTGCCCGCCGGCGCTGCCGGCTCAGGTCGTGGCGATGTAGCGCACGATGGCGTTCGCGTCGGCCAGTTTGCCGTCTGCCAGGGTCATGGCGCGGTACACGGCAGATCCGGTGCGGAAGGCCGCTTCCTCGCTCTTCTTGACTTCGATGCCCTTCGCCAGGTTCAGCTTGTAGGCCTTGAAGTCGCCGAAGTAGAGTTCTTCGGTGCCGGCATTTCCGTCGATGATGGCCGGGAAGCCCAGGATGTTGTACTTCCTGGGTTCCTGCGGATCATTGACCACAACGCGGTTGTTCTGGCTGTCGACCATGCCAAGGACCTTGCCGAAGAACAGGGAGGGGCTCATGCAGAAGGACGCGTTCGCGTGATACTGCGGGGCCAGCTTGCCCATGACTTCGGTCAGCTGTTTCCAGGTGATGCCGGCGCGGGTGAAGGTGCCGTCCTGGGCGGACTTGGTGACCTTGATGCCGGTCGCCATGCTGGAGTCCGCGCCGCCGCCGTTCAGGATGGCGCTGTCCAGGGCCTTTTCGATCTTGTTCGCCAGGCGGGCCACCAGCCAGCTCTCGAAAGCGTCGATGCTCATGGCTTCCACGTCCGCGGTGATCTCCACGGTCTTGATCAGTTTGTAGGCACCCAGCTGCACAGCCTGGATGCTGTCAGCGCTGTCAGTAGCGGCGTTGCCCATCGCGACCCATGCAGCCTCGTTGATGCTGTTCTCAGCGGGATAGGTCACATAGCCGGGGATCTGGGTGAGGTCGACTGCGGCCAGCAGGGGATTGAGTTCCAGCTTGCCGACGATCTCGTTCATGGTCTGGGTGGGGATCGCGGCGGTGGCGGTCACGGCCGCGCGCTCTTCGGCGGTGATTTCCTTGCCCTGCAGGTTGCGCAGGAACGCGTCACGGTACTCAGGGCTGTCGATAGCAAAACGATTTTCCATTTTCTTTTCCTCCACAAATTCTTTGATGACAGGATCCAGGCGGCTCTCCGCCACTTCCTGCCGCTTCTCTTCCGCAGCTTTCGCCGCTTCTTCGCGGGCGTTCAGCTCGGCCTTGATGGCTTCCAGCTCGTCCGCACGTTCTTCGATCTCTTCCACGGTCATGGCGTCACGCTCTTCCGCGGGGATCTCCGCGCTCAGAACATCCTGGCGTTCCAGCAGTTCTTCCGCGGTCTTTCCGGTCAGATCAAACTTCATGATCTCTGACCTCCTTCTGCAGATTTTCCAGCCGCTCCAGGGCCGCCCTCCGGCGTTCCTGTTCGGCTTCAGCGGCACGTTCCTCCTCCGCCTGCTTCCTTGCGCTCTCCAGCGAGGCCCTGACGCTCTCCAGCGCGGGTCCTTCAGACGCAGCCTGATATACAGATGTGCCTTTATACGCGGGGAAGGCAACAAGGCTCACCTCGAAAATGTCCCGCAGGCCGGTGATCCGGCGAAGCGGCTTATCGGTGTCCAGGTCTTCCCAGCGTTCCTCATTCACGATGAAAGCGAACGACATACCGGTCATGTCGCCACGCCCCACCGCGGAATAAGCTTCAGCTGCCCTCGGGTTATGATCCGGATCCAGCACCGCCCGCATGTGTACGCCGTATTCGTCCGGCTTCAGCTGCATAGTGCTGTTCTCGTTGTTCCTCCGGCTGTGTGCCATCGGGATCATCCCGAAGTCATGCCCGACCATCAGCGCGACATCCCGCAGAATGGAACCGTCGCCGATGGCCGCGGGATCGATCGTTTCGCGCCAGTCTCCCATGTCGGTCTCCTGGTTAAACACGATCGGATAGCCTTCAATTACGGCCCTTTTCTCTTCATCCTGTTCAGCCCGGACTTCCATTGGAATGTATCGGACTTCGCGTTCATTCGTCATTTTTCTCTTCCTCCTCGTTCCCGCCGTCCTGCACGTCCTTATACTCGCCGCGGATCGGCGTGTACTGTCCGGCTCCGTCAGGCAGCGGCGCGTAGTTGAACAGCTCGCGGATCTCGTCGATCGTCAGCACGCCCCGGTCGCCCAGCTGCTGCGCCATGCTGATCTTCTGGCTCACGTTCATATACTGCAGCCGGTTCGCCGTGAACGTGATCGCGTTGCCGACGTTGCGCTCCCGCTCCGTGAATACCATCTTCGTCAGCGCGTCCGACATCTTGATCGCGAAGGGCTCGATGCTTCCGTTAAAAAAGCTATCCATGACATCCGCCGTCGCCTCATTACGAACCACCGAAGTCGGAACCCCAAAATAGTTCTCGACGTTCTCCTGGATCAGCTTCATCTGGTCGGCGTCGATCCTGTAGCCTTCCTGCTTCAGCTGCTGGATGTTCGTCATCTGGTTGCCGAACAGCAGCAGGCCTCCGCCTCCGGTCTGG